AACAGGTAAGTTTGATGGTACTGGCCAAGAAGACAACCACGCCAGAATTACGGCTAACACATTATATGGTGCATTAGATAGTTCGAAAGCAAACTTACTTTCATCGACTGCAAATACAGGTCCATTATCTTATTATGGTTTAGCTTTGAATCGTTTATGGTACTCAGGTCCTAATAATGGTGATGTTAATTTATTTTGGCACGCTGATACAACTACACCAATATTCATGTTGAATGGTAGTTGTGAATTTGATGGTCAAGATAACTGGGTAACAATACCAAACAACTCAAAAGGAACAGCAAACTCCAGAGGTGATATAGGTGTTCAAACTAGAGGCATGGTCGCAAACAATTCATATACATTAATATTAGAATTACGTAAAGACAACGAACACTATCAACGTGGTCAGTTCAACGATCCAGCTGCATTTAACTACGGTAGTTACAGCATAAGACCATAAGGATTAAAATGAAACTCATACGAGAACTTACCGAATCGGTACAATATTTAACGGAAGAAAAAGATGGAAAGAAAACTCTTTTCATTGAAGGTCCGTTTCTAGTCGCAGAAGCTGTTAACAAAAACAAACGCATGTATAAAGAAGAAACTATGCGTAATGAAGTTAACCGTTATAACGAAGAATACATTCAAAAAAATCGTGCCTTTGGTGAACTGGGACATCCAGACACCCCATCCATTAATCTTGACCGTGTATCACACTTAATTGTTGGTCTGCGCCAAGAAGGAAATGCTTGGATAGGCAAAGCAAAAATTCTTGAAACCCCTATGGGTAACATTGCAAGAAACCTTATCGAAGGCGGCGCACAACTTGGTGTGTCATCTAGAGGTATGGGTTCTCTTAAAATGGAAAACGGCATCAATGTCGTTCAAGGAGACTTTCATCTGGCCACAGCGGCAGATATTGTAGCAGATCCTTCTGCGCCTGGTGCTTTTGTACAAGGTATTATGGAAGGTAAGGAGTGGATGTTGGTTAACGGTGTTTGGACCGAACAACATTACGATGAAGCTAAACAAGAGATTAAGCAAGCATCACGCAAAGAGATTGAAACTGTAAGTTTAAAAATCTTTGAAAACTTCCTTAAAAAACTTTAAATATAAATATCCAATATAAATCAAGGAGATTCTCAAAATGGGAAAATTTAATCTGACAGACGCCGCTAAAGCAATTCTAACAGAAGGTGCAAAAGAAACTTTTGATGCTTCTGTAAGCCGTGGCCACAAAGACGCACCATCAAAGTTACCTACATCTGTTGCTTACGGCACTAAAGATGTTGGTGAAGTTGCAGGTGAAATTAAAAAACAGGATGACGAAACTGGTGACTATACAAAAGGTACACCAACAGCAACACCTCCAGGTGCAACGCCACCAGTTGGTTCACAACCTGCTGAAAAGTTGTCAGGTCCTGCTGACTCACAAGGTTCTGAACACAAAGCTGTTCAAGCTGCAGCAACTGATTACAACGCAATTCGTGACCGTATCAAAGCTAAACTTGCACCACAAATGATGCAAGCAAATCCAGGTGCAACATTCCAATCTTATGCTGAAGAAAAAGAAGAAGCAGAAGAAGTTGTTGCAGAAGAAAAAGAAGGTCATGAAGATGCAGCAGAAGACAAAAAAATGATTAAGTCTATGATGAAGAAACAAAAAATGAAAGAACAAATGGACCAAGACGTAGGTGCATTACTTTCAGGTGAAGACCTTTCAGAAGAATTCAAAACAAAAGCAACCACAATTTTTGAATCTGCCGTTATTGCTCGTTCTCAATCTATTATGGAAGAAGTCGAAGAAGCATTGTACGAAGAATTTGAAGTGGCTGTTGAATCAGTTAAAGAAGATTTGGCTAAGAAGTTGGATGACTACATCAACTACATGGCTGAAGAATGGTTCAAAGAAAACCAATTGGCAATCGAAAAAGGTCTACGTTCCGAAATCGTTGAAGATTTCATCCGTGGTCTAAAAGGTCTATTCGAAGAACACTACATTGACATTCCAGAAGAAAAAGTTGATGTTGTGGAAGAATTGACCACAAAGGTTGAAGAATTGGAAACTTCAATCAACGAAGAAATTTCACGTAACGTTGAAATGAAGAAACAAATTAACGAATTTAAAAAGACAGAGGCTATACATACAGTATGTGAAGGCCTGACGCAGACACAAGTAGAAAAACTAAAATCACTCGCAGAGACTGTTGAGTTTACTACTGAAGAAGAATTTGGTCGCAAACTAGAAACATTGGTAGATTCATACTTCCAACAAACAGTTAAAGCACCAGTTAGTTCTGCTCTACATGAAGCTGTAGAAGTTGAGGATGAAAAGAAGCCAATGGCATCTGTTGATCCTGCAATCGCTCAGTACGCACAAATCATCTCTAAATCATTGGTTAAATAAATAAACTTTACCAATAAAAGATACTAATAAGGAGAACATTAATGTATCTAACCGAAGAACTACAAAAGAAATGGGCGCCAGTGCTTGAACACGAAGGCCTAGAGTCCATCAAAGACCCATACAAGAAAGCTGTTACAGCACTTGTTTTGGAAAACCAACAACGTGAAATGGCTGCAGCATCACAACAGTTGAACGAAACTGCTGTATCTTCTGCACCGACAAACGTTACAGGTTCTGGCATTTCTAACTACGATCCAATCTTGATTAGCTTGGTTCGCCGTGCATTGCCTAACTTGATTGCTTATGACGTTGCAGGCGTTCAGCCAATGACTGGACCTACTGGTCTAATCTTTGCAATGCGTGCTCGTTACGACACACAATCAGGTTCACCAAACAACACAAACGAAGCATTCTTCAACGAAGCAAACACAGAGTTCTCTGGTGCATTGTCTACGTCTAACCCATACGGTTTCCGTGGTAACAACGCAACAGATATCCGTACAAGCCCTGTTGCAGATTTGACTGCTAACCATTACACAACTGGTATCGCAATGTCAACATCTACTGCTGAAGCATTAGGTGCAGACACAGACAGTCCTTTCAAACAAATGGCATTCAGCATTGAGAAAGTTACTGTTACTGCACAAAGCCGTGCATTGAAAGCTGAATACTCACTAGAACTTGCACAAGACTTGAAAGCAATCCATGGTTTGGATGCTGAAACAGAATTGAGCAACATTCTTTCTACCGAGATTCTTGCTGAAATTAACCGTGAAGTTATCCGTACAATCTATACAACTGCTGTTGCAGGTGCTCAATACGGCACTACAACTGCTGGTGCATTTGACTTGGACACTGACTCTAACGGTCGTTGGTCTGTTGAACGTTTCAAAGGTTTGATTTTCCAAATCGAACGTGATGCTAACGTTATTGCAAAACAAACTCGTCGTGGCAAAGGTAACGTGATGATTGTATCATCTGACGTTGCTTCCGCAATGGCGATGGCTGGCGTGTTGCAATACACACCTGCTTTGTCTGCTGACCTACAAGTTGATGACACAGGCAATACATTTGCTGGTATGTTACACGGTCGTATCAAGGTCTATATCGACCCATACTTCGGTGGTTACACATCTAACCAAGAATTGGTGACAATCGGTTATAAGGGTTCTTCTCCTTATGACGCTGGTATCTTCTATTGCCCATACGTTCCTCTACAAATGGTTCGTGCAATTGACCAGTACACATTCCAACCAAAGATTGGTTTCAAGACTCGTTACGGCATGGTTGCAAACCCATTCGCAACTGGATTGACAAGTGGCAATGGCGCATTGAACGCACGTTCAAACGTTTACTATAGAATTTTCCAAGTGAAAAATCTTATGTAAGATAAGAGTCACCGCAGAGTGACATTTTAAAGACCACCTTCGGGTGGTCTTTTTTTTGGCTCCTAAATACTGATAGAGGAGATAAAATGACAGCAATAAACAGAAGTCCCGATAATACAAACCTATTACAGGCAACGAAGTTTTTATTAACGTTTAGTAGAATTAAAACCACACAATATTTTTGCCAAACTGTTAATCTTCCTGGTGTATCTTTAGGTGAAGTAAGTCGAGCAACACCATTTTTGGACATGTATTCACCTGGTACAAAATTGACATACGATCCATTGGTCGTAGAGTTTATATTGGATGAAGAACTACAAGGATGGAAAAACCTGTATGACTGGTTTTTGACAATGGCTGATCCAGATGGATTTGAAAAACGTGGTGGTAGTAGAGAGTTGCAAACCAATAAACACTTTTCAGATGCCACATTAAGTGTATTGAGTGGTTTGAATAATCCTTTACTGAGAATACATTACACGAATTTATTCCCTTTGAGTATTAGTGATATTAGATTTGATACAACACAATCTGCGGATACAATACTGACCGCAACGGCAACATTTAGATATCAATCATATACATACTTGACAGTTTAATCGTTTTATGTTATAATGTTTTGAATAGTTAGGATTACATTAAGTTGTTGATTCTAAAGAATAATTTGTAATTTATGAATAGATATGGAAACACTTGAACAAGTTTTAAAAATGTGGGAAAAAGATGCGGTTATAGACCAAACCGAACCATCTAAAGAACTATTAAACATTCCCAAATATCATAGTAAGTATCTTGGCATTCTTACTAAACATAGAATTGCCTCCAAAAAGGCTCACTTTGATTATTTACGTATGCGTAAGGTCAAGTGGGAATACTTTACCGGCAAAATGT